GATTGTATCAAATACAATACAAAAAAAGATTAAAATTAATATGCCGTAAATAGGCAAAAAGAAGCTGCTAACAACAGTTAATAGTTGCATTGAATATAGTTTAGTTTTAGTTATCAGCAAAAGTAACTGTTCTTTCATTGTTCAAGTTGTTCTACAAGCATATAAGTTAGGTAAATTACAAAGAAAATACCAAATGATTGTATGTGTAATTGTGTAGTAAATAGCATTGTTATAGCAGCGAAGTAGCCACTAATAAAATATAATACTGCAAGTATGTTTGTGTGCCTCATTATTTCGTTTCTATATCTTCAGTCCAAGCATCTGTAGCCATCAAAGCAAGTGCCTTAGAATGGCTTAAAGTTTGCAATGGTGTTACTGTTCCATCACTTATGAAGCTTGGTATTTTATTGTACTTAATTACAAACTGCAATTTGTCTAAAGATTTTCTTATTGTGTTTTTAGATGTTTCACCTATTTGCGAAAAGTCAATACTTGATAAATCTGCTATGTTTATTATTACGTATGTTTCTGCTGCTTTTTTCATATTTTCTTAGGTTGGTACATCTGTTGAAAATGCAGTAAAGTTTGTCATTGTTCCATTGTTGCTACCGCTACCGTTATCGGTTACTGTAGGCGAAGTATCTCCATCACCGCACCGCCACCATCCAACAGGGCTTAAGCTACTAATATCGTTTGGAACTCCTGTTCCGTAAATGGTATTAACATTACTTGCAGAAAGCTCAGATGTAAAATACGAGACCTCGTCAAGCGTTCCGTTAAAAGCTAAACTAGGACTAGATGCCAAACCTCGTGCGCCAATCATAAAATCTGCTTGTCCTGTAGTTGATACATTATTAGGAGTTCCTTGTGTGCCATCTACTGATAAGGCTACAACACTATTATCGTAGTACAAAGTAAAACCACTCAAGACTTGTGAGCCATCATAAGTCAAACAAGCGTGATGCCAGTTGCCATCGTTTATATTAGATATTGTTCCTGTTTTTCCCTTTACCCTTTGATTGCTTTGCCCGGTTCCTAAAGACACATTGAAGCTTTTTAGGTTAGCCCTCATTGAAAAACTCACACCATTAAGCCAAACCGAACCCCTGTTCTTTGAAACAAAAGTTTGAAACGAACCTGTATCTGTAGTTTTAAACCAAAGCGAATAAGTAAAAGCATCTGTTCCATCGTTTGCCATATCTAAAACATCGCCCATAGATATTAACTCGTCCACTCCATCAATCAATATACTCTTTGTATTTGCAAATGCTGCTGTTGTTCCTAAATTAGTATCTCCACTTGCACTTGAATCATATATCTTACCCCAATCATTTGTGGCTGTGGTTTTACCTTTACCCCAATCAATTGTGTTTTCCCATTGTCCCCATCCGTTTGTAACTGCCATTTCGCTTCTTTTAAGTTGTTATTGATCCAAATAAATACCATTCATTTGTGGTTATTTTTAACAATGTAGCCTGTGAATATTGTGCAACTAATTTACTTGCTCCACCGGCTGCTCTTAAAGTTACACCACTACCAGCAACTACTTGTGATTGTCCAGCGCCTTTCTGAGCTATTTCAATTCGTGTTCCTATAGGAAATGCTACAGAACTATTTGGTGGTATTGTAGTGACGTTTGCACTACCGCTATCTAAAGTAAGAAATTTGTTTGCGTCCGCTAAAGTCAAGGTATTTGGAAAGCTTGAAATATCTCTTTGAGTCGTTAATTTGACTCCATCAATTATTTCGCTACCTGTGATGTGCTTACTATTAAAAGAGCCACCACCGACCTCTGCAATAGCAAGTCTATCAGTAGTTGCTAAATTAGCTCCTTTTGCTGTGAGTGCGCTTATCTTTACATCTGCCATGTTCTAATTTTTTTAAATACAGTTTCAACTTTTCTTCATTTGTTTTCTTGGTCTTATACCTCATATTACCCATCCTGTAAAGTTAATATCATTGTCCGGATAAACGTCACCGTTTGAATTTGATGTATATTCAGGAAAACTTGCAGAGTTAAAGCACATATAATCCGTAAATCTTTGCTTGTAATTCATTGCTGTTTGCATAGCTGTTCCTTGCAAGTAATCAATTTCCTCCTTTGATGCTGTATCACTATTCTCTGAATTGTGTTTATAGATACCTTTATTCGATACCGTATAAGCACCGTTAGGGAGATAACGAGCAAAAGCAAAATGGATTAAACATGGCTTGATATAATCAGTCAATAAAGCCAAGTATGGATTTGCTAATGTTCCAGCAACTATTTCAGCCTGGATCTTTTCTAATAAGTCAGTTCCAAGCATCTGCTGAATCTCTATATCTTGAGATGTGCTGATGTACTGTATAAACGTATCTGTGTCGATATTCCCATTCATTGATGTGAATCGCACTATGTCCTGTCTCGTAATTAATAATGCCTTTGCCATTTCTTATCCTTTATTAGTTGGGTATCTTCCATTATCAGGCATATCCTTTGGAGCTATCTTGCTTTTTGCATTCCCATAAGGAGATGGCTTGTAACTCTTTGGAATTGATGTAACCTCTGCACTACTGCTCAATGCCTTGTCCTCATAATAGGATCCATCTTTTTTCTTCTTTAAGCGATACAGTTGCTCACTCCAATAATGGCCGCAGTTAACGCCGCCCTTAAATTTGAATAAATCATACGCTTGACCTTTATGCCCAAATGAACTATTTACCCCAGCTCTTGATGCCTTATCAATATCCTCAAGTCTATATACAACCCCACTATTAGTTCTTCTCATCATCTGCTTACAAAAATCCCTTGTGTTTGGACTGCTGTATCTTTCACTATATCTATATCTCACCTTGTATACTGACTTATCCAAATAACTACTTCTGCTTGGAAAGCTTTTAACAATTTCTGCTAATTTCTGCAAAGTGCTTTTACCTTTCTTATCATGTTCCTGGATCCAATCATCAAGCTCAATGTTATCATCATCAAGCTCTCTTTCATCTATAAGTTCCCAAGCCTCTCCCATTGCCTCTCCATCCAAGTTCTCAAGCATCTGATTTCCTTCTTGGTCAGTAAAGTCTTTATGCAAGGCAACTGCTGGTCTGCTGTAACTGCCTTTTAAGCCGATTACAGAGCGTATCTCTTCAGGACTCATGTTCTCCAATACCTTGTTTGCAACTAACGGAGACAGGCTGTTAATTCCATTTATAATATCTTCAGCTTGATCGGTCTTTGTTAAGTCGCCTGACCCTGTTAATGGCTGTAATTCTTCAAAGTGTACATTCAAAGCCATTCCATTGAATGCCAATACTTGCTCAACTGCATCCAGGATAAGCATTCTCATTGGTTGAATTACCATGTTCTCAAAAAGAATATAGCTGTTTTTAAGCTCATCTGCGTTAGAGCTGAATCCATTGCTTGATGCTATTCCGAACAATAACGGAGATGTAACATTGTGACCAAGCATGATCTTCCTCAAGCACTCTTCTGACAACGTAGAGTATAAGTCAGGAGCGTCATTTACAGGCATCGCATCGACTGTCGTCTTGGAGTCTGCATTTGAATTGAACGAAACAATGACCTTCTCACCTTGAGTTCCTGTCAACGACTGCATGATTTTGCTCTTTATCATTCTTTGTTGTTCCTCCGATGGAGCGCCATTATTGAAGTTTACGACGCTTCGAGAGCTGAACCCATTATTGACCTCGTTGATAAGGTACTCGCTAATTGACTCCTCAAGAGTTGCATAAGGCAAAGCTCCAACATAATCAGGCAAAGCATAGTACTTTAAACCGACACTATAGGGCTTGATGTAAAGTATCTCGATGTCCTCCGATGATGTTTGAAAAGCTGGGATCCTCTTTGGTTGATAGTTTTTGACATCTTGCCAATTATCAGAGTAATAGTAAGCCTCAACCTTGCCCTCTTCATTGCACTTCTCAGCACGTAATAATTGAACAGGGATGTGATGGACTTGAGCAATCTTTGTTCTATCCTTAGAATAGATGATTTGCATGGCACATTGACCTAAAAGCTTCAAGTCATTAACCATGTTTCTCACATCTTGCTTTGGGAATAAGGATACCATTGCAGCATATTCATTTGGCTTCTTACTTGCATTACTTGCTGTAAGTCCTTTACCATAAACCAAACGATTGACATTGTTTACAATTGCATTCTGCGTTGTGCTGTTGGTATAGCAGTCTATCAAAAACTGAAAATAATTATTATCGTTGCCAAACGAAACGTAATCGTCTTTCTTGCTCTCTGATATAACAGGAGCCTCATACGCTGCTAACTCTAAAATGTGTACGTCCTTACTCATAAATTATAAATTGATTGTCTGATGCCTGACTTGTGAATTTACCATCATTAATGCTGTAGGTGTTTATGCTTTGGTTAGTGCAGAAAATCTTATCCTTGTATACTACTGTGGATCCATTCCTTACCTCAAGATTATAAAAACGATTTTGCAATATTGAAAAGGTAGCATTGATTGAATCATAGTAATCTCCTTGAACACTACTTGCAATCGTTACCTGTACCTCTGTATTGGTTTGGTCATCAGTTATAAATAGACCATCATAGGTTTGACTTCTTGGTATAAACCTAAAAGTCTGCTCTGCTCCTATTTGCTGCAATATAATCATCTATCTATATAACCTACTTTTTTTTCATTTGTTTTTATTTTACGAATGTAAACAAAAAAAGGCACTCCGAAAAGTGCCTAATTTATAGAAGGGAATAAAACTTTAGTTTGTTTTAATCACAGCCGCATCTCCTCCTGATGTTGCAAAGGCAGTTATTAAAGTAGCCTCTGAAGAAACATCAATAAAATTGGATGGTAAATTTTCCGATGCAACGAAGCTTAATTTATAACCGTTGAAGTCACCGAGGGCAGCCCCTGAAGATATCTCGCCGGCAGTCGTATCACAGCCTTGAGCCAATCCCATAAGAAAGAATTGGTCAGTCATAGTGCGCACAATTATTCTTGGACGCCCATACGCTAAAAGCTTGATGTTTTTGTGCATAGCTTGGTCTTGTTTCTTTAAAGAAATTTGTAGGGTTTGCTCAAAGAATGTTGTACCGTTGTCTCGTGAAGTCTGAATAGCAGTTGTAAAGCTATTCTCGTTTGATTTTAATTCATATTTGAATAAATCAATTGCTGTAGCTGGTTGCCATGTATCAATTACATCTGTATTTGAAGAATCATAGCCTATGTTATCAGTATTTAAATCGTCGAAATTTGCAAAGTAGATGGCTTTTAAACCCGATACGCTGTCTTTGCATTCCTCAACTCGTCCGTTTGTTATATCGCAACTCATTTTTTTTTAAGTTTTGTGAATAAAAAAGGGAAAGGCATTTGACCTCCCCCTTGATATATTCTGATTAATATTAATTATGCGTGATAAAGAACTACGTCCGAACCAATTGCATATTGAACTCCAGCCGATAGGCGGTAAATAATACGACAATTCTGAGATCCATCGATTTCAGCCATGTCAATATATTTTGCGTCAGCAGTTACATCACTTAACAAACCACATCCGAAGAATAAGTTTGAAGTCTGAGCAGCCATTGCAGTATCATCAGCCATTCCAGCAGCAACAACTACAGGGATCCCATCAAAAGTCAAAGCTCCATTAGAATACCATTGTGTTCCTTTGTTGTCAATACCAGCGTTTGAAGTTGCCGGTACAGAGAAACCGCCCAAAGCTCTTACATAAGCCTTTGCGATATTTCTTGAAACGTAGATAGTCAAGTCCTCTGAGCCATACACATTGCTGTTTATAGCATCGACGATGGATCCTAACTTATCAACGACGTTCGCAGCAGTTACAGCAGCATGTGAAGCTACATCAACAACAGTTGCATCAGCCAAAGCCAAAGTAACTAAGCCATCGAACTGTCCGCTTGTGCCTGTTGCTCCTTCCCAAATAGAAGTCTCAAGTGAAGATGCAACCATTCCAGCTACATGAGCCAACATGAATGATTTAAAGTCTGCTGGTAAATCCTCATAAGCAGAGTATCCGGCTTGAGCCGCAATCCAATCCTGATGATAGTCTTTCTTACACAATTGTACGTTTGATTGTACTTCTTTCAACGTAAGAACTCTCTCGGCAACATCAACATCCATATTGTGATCGAAGTCACACGTTGCGTTTACCAATACATTTCCTGTTGTACTGATTTTTTTCATTACTCTTTTATAGTGAATGTTCGGGAGAACAGTAATTAAACCCGATTCAATTGTAGGTGCGCTTAAAAGAGCAGCGGCGACAAAGTTGCCTGCGAAATCTCCAGCATAAGTGCTTCCTGTTAAGGTATTAGCCATACTTATTATTTAAATTATTAATTATTATTTGCGTTATTTATTCTTGAAAGCACAGTATCCATGATTGTCCTTTTACGGTTAGGGCTAATAGTTTTCCCAACCTTGACATTTTTGTTCTCAGGATTGTGTACAATAGGTTTTGCAGCAGCCTCAACCTCTTCAGATTTCTCTTCAGATAATTCAACTTGCTCCTGGACTTCCTCAGTCTTTTCTTCTTTAGTTTCTTGAACAGGCTCTTTAGAAAGCAATTCAATCTCCGCCTTAAGCTCTTCATTCTCTTTCTTGATAGCTTCCATTTCAGTAAAGAAAGTCTCTTTAACAATTGACTCAACTGTTTTCTTAATTGGCTTGGCTTCCTCAACTGATGCCTCAACCTCTTCCTCAACTTCTTTCTCCTCAACAACTTCCTCTTTGACCTCTTCCTCTGCCTCTTCCTCTTTAACCTCATCAATGATCCCTTCCTCTTTCACAACCAACATCTCACCGGATTCCATCTTGTATTCTCCAACAGGCAAAGCAATTTTTTGCTCATCTTCAGTTACAATCATTATCTCTTCTCCTTGCTCAAAAGATTCTGCCTCAACAACTGTTACTCCATCCTCTAATTTACGTTGCTCAAGATTAACCTCCATTCCTAAAAGTGTTCTCACTTTGTTTAAAATTTTGTTTTCCTTCATGGTATAATATATTATGCTTTATCTATATAACCGCAGTTATTCGGTCTTGTTGTAAATTGGCTTAGATTTTTCCTATGCCTTGAGCATTTAGAGAGCCATCACAGCACTTTGATGAATATGTGTTATCCTTGCATAGACATCCTCTCTTGCCGCCTGTAGGGCTTGTTTTTGCCTTAGTTTGTTTTACCTTTTTTTTTCTCATTTCTTAACGCATTTGCCATTTTTCTTTTTATATCCAGGAGGACATTTTTTATACATGTCTACTGCATGAGTATCTCCAATCATAAACCAAGTCTTTCCCTCATATTCATGTTCATGCACTCCCTCAACTCCCAAATCTTTGGCTGCTTTCTCTGCCATTGCTTTTGAAACATAAGCAAGTCTATCATCAATGATTGCAAAATCCTCATCAATAACCATACTTGCAAGATCCTCTCTTTCTATTTGCTTGAGCTTTGACTCTGCCCATGTCTTTGCAGACTTGCCTCCCCATAGCAAATAAGATATATATCCACAGCTCTCTTTATCTCCAGCATCATAATAAGTTTCTGCTCTGCTTAAAAAGCTGAACATTCTCTTAATTGTGCTTACCGACAAAGGCTCACCTTTGGATAAAGACTGTGCACGAATTTTTCCTACCTGTGTTGCGCACTTATTCCCTACTGCCTCATTTAGTTCTATTCCTCTTTTGGCATTGTTTCTTACACTTTCAGGATAGTCACTATAACTCTCCAATTCTTGCTTGCTCAAAAGCTCTTGCAATTCATCTACAAGCATCTTCTTTTGAAAGTCCTCAAAGCTCTCCTCTTTAGCCATATCGTATCTATCGGCAAAGTATCCCTCGATGGAGAAACCTTTAACCTTTCCGCTCTTGGCTTTAGCGTATAAATCATCATCATCGATTTTCATGCTGACCATCCATGTTCCGATAGGGACGTTTAAACCATAATGTCTTGACTTATCTTGCTCTCCTTCCACAATCCAACTCTCAACGATGGTCGTTCCTTTGATTGGTTGCTTATGTTCATAGGTAGCATTCTTATGATTTGACCTTTTGAAGAAAAGCTCTGATGCCTTTCTGACTGTATCCTGGCTGAAATATATATAATACTCATCTCCTGTCTTATCATTTTTGCGATAGATTTGTTTATTGGGCACGAGGGCAGCTCCCATCAGGATCCTCTTTTCTTTGTCTACCTCTGCAAGTAGTACCTCTTGCTTATTCAATGCAATGAAGTTCTCTTCAATTGCTGGTGTTTCTACGAGGCTCACCGCTTCAATGCCGCTGTTCTCGTCTTTCTCATCTATTATTAATTCAACTATACGCATACTTATATAACCTTTATTATTTTACAATGTTGCATTTTCAACTCTATTTCTATCAAGTGCTTGGCTTGTTGTTACCTCTCCACTAACCACGAAAGCCTGAACAGGTGATTGTTGGAGTTGTGCGATTTGATTGATCCCTGAATCCCCAACTACATTAAAACTTGGAGCTTGAGCTTCACCACCACCTCCTCCGCCTCCAGTTGGTGTAGGTACATCACCACCGCCACCACCTTGAAATTTTGCACTTGCGATAGCTGCAATTTGAGCAGCTCCAGCAACTCCCATCGCAACCATATTTGCAATTCTAAACCCTTGTACCGGTGTTACATCTGTTGTTTCTTTTGCAACTTTCATTATAGCTAGAGACGTATCAATTGTTGCTTGTGCAATACCTACTGCCTTTTGTACGTTGAACGCTCTTCTTGCTTGTTTCTCGCTTCCATCACTAAACAAAGCAGCTACTTCACTTATTGCACTAAGCGATTTGCTTACGACCATTTCTTTGTAATCGGCTACTTCCTTAGCTTCAGCCTTTTCTTTATCACTTGCGGCCTTGTCTTTAGCTGTTTTTTCATCTCTAAATTTATCCCTAATTTTTGCTTCTTCAGTCTCTTGCAATTCCATTAGGTCATTCATCAATTCAGCATTATCTACAGCAAGAGCGTACTTTGCCTCAAACGATTTTTGAAGATTTGCAATTTCAATTCCCTCTCTGTCATTTTCTGCTTCTAATTGTAATAAAAATAAAGCATCTTCTTTATCAATTCTGTCTTGATTAGCCTGTTCTTTGACCGCATCAATATCTTCGTTTTTCTTTTTTTCTAAGTCAACGTACTTTTGATTGATAACACCTTGTTGTGTTAAAGCTTGAGCATCATAAAGCTTCTGTAATTCTGCCCTCTCAGAAGCCTTTAAATTTTCGTTTGTTTTTAGGTCTTCTATAAGCCTTTCAAAATGTACTTTATTTTGAGCTAGTTCCCTTTTTTGGTCATCTTTAATAGCTAAGATTTTAAGGTCTTCTATTTTTCGTTCTGCATCAAGTCTGTTTTTTAGAAATGTTTTATGGTCTGCTATCCTTTGTTTTCTAGAATCTTTTTCACTTTTATCTGCGTTAGCGTTAAAAATCTCAATGTTTTTTGATGCCACCTCTATTTGATTGGCAGTCGTATCTCCGAATTTTTTCCTTGCTGCACCGTTAAAGAATTCTAACTGCTTTAAACCACTTTGTACAGCCCTATTGTTTTCCTCAATAAGATCATTTAAAGAACCCCCAAGCATCTCCCTTCTTTCCCTTTGCTCTTCACTAAGGTCTTTAGAGTCTGCATCTCTAAGGGCTTTAAGTTCTGCGTTCTTCTTTTTAGCGTCTAGGATTTCCTGATTAGTTCTCTTGACGCTCTCTCCGTACTCTTTATCGAACGCTTTTTGTTCGGTTGCGAAGTTATCCGTTAGGTCTTTTAGCTTATCTTCTAAGGCTTTTTTCTCCATTGCGGCTGTCTCCTCTCCTCGTGCCTTAGCTAACTCTATCTCTTTAGCAAACAATGCTTCCCTTGCGGCCTGTTCTTTTCTTATTTGAGTCATTCTAGCCTCGTGGCGTACTAACTCATCTGCCGCCTCTTGTTTTCTAAACTCCGCATCTTTTTTGCGTTGTTTAGTTGCATCGCTTTCCAATAAGCCAATGGCTTGGAGTCCTTTCTGAACTAATTTAATAGTGAGAATTAATGGGGCAAAAGTTATCATTAATGCTTTTGTGGCAATGCTACCTTTTTTAAATCCATCGGTAACGTTGCTAAGTACTCTTTTAACCTTATCAAAATTAGCGACAAGCAATCCAAGACCAACAACTAACGCACCCACTCCGGTGCTAATCATTGCCACTCTAAACAATTTTAAACCCTTTGTAGATGCACTTGTAACAAAAGTAAAAGCAGTTTGTCTAAGTGTTGCTATTTTAGTGCCAATTGCTAGGTCTCGATACGACTGTTTTAAACCTTCAACACCTTGTTGAATAGCTAGTGCTGATTGAACCTTTAAAAGTGATTTCTCAAGTTTTTCGTTTTCACTCCCAAACAAACCCATTGCACCTTGAGTAACTGCAAATCCACTTGTAACACCACTTAGTGCGCTTCCGAGTTTTTGAGACATGGTTTGTGCAGCACCATCCACGACCATATCTGTGGCAATTTGTACCTTTCGATACTCACTAACTTTTTTAAGAAGTGCATTGTATTCCTTGGACGTTGTATCTCCAGCAAGGGCAAGCTCGTACATTCTGTCCTCCGCCTCGCCGAGCCTGGTTGTTAATGGCTCAACTCCTTTGAATACATCCTCAAACTTTGCATCAAGGTTTTCAGCACTATCAGCAGCCTTCTTTACCCCTGTGGCTAATGTATCAAACTCTTTTGCTGCTTGATCAGCATTCGTGTTTATGTCTATGTCTATAGTTCTTTTTTGAGCCATTGGATATGTTCTTTATTTTTAGTCTTTAATATTTGCATTCTTTTTTTCTGCTTGTAAATTCCTTTTATCCCTTTCTCAAAATTGTATAAGCCTTTTGCGATTTGTACATCGTGACTACCTTCGTAGAAGTCGTCTATTTGTAGTAAATCAATTATGTGTTTAAGCATCTTGTTGTATAAATATTTGGCTTGCCACAGTATCCCCATTGGAGAATGTATATGTGACTATTAAAATTATTACTATTACACTCCCTCCTTCAGTTCTCAATTGCTTGGTTGCAATAGATCCAGCATTCTCGTCTGTGATATCGTCTGCTCCGTCTTCACTCACTATTAAATCAGTTGCAGTATTAACAGGCAAACATACTCTTGTCCTCCCTTCACTTGTCAATGTGCTTGGTGTTATGGTCACCCCACTTGTCGTTGTTGTAACTGTAGCACTCACAGCATTATTAGGAAACAATATGAGAATCTCTAAGCATTGAGCATTGTTATCAGGAATAATTACTTCAGGAACTATCCCTCCATCTGATATCAGCTCTCTAAAGTCATTAATCAAAACCAAGTCAACGTCTCCTGTGTTTAGATTGCTTTTCATTGAGTCAATCATGTACCGTTTATCTCGTATAATTACCCGGTCATTTAGTTGAAGTCCTGTGAGTAGGCTAACAGGAAGATTTGTTTTTACCGTAGTTCTTCTGTTCTTAAGATTATACAAGTTCAATAAATACTGAGCATAATAAACTGCAAATAAAGTATTTGGTATTGGCTGCAATAATAACGTGCTAATATCTGCATTAAAATTTAATGTAAAATCCGTAGTGCCTAAACGTAAGTCTTGCCCAAATGGTATATAGTTAAACATATTAGTAACACTTCCCCCTTCGTTAAATCTCCATTGTGCGCTCGTAGTATCGTAATGATACATTATCATTGGCTTAGGTATGTATGTTTGAATATTGGTGTTTAGTCTTTTACCAACTTGCAAATCAGTAGTAGTGAACTTGTGCATCATCATATTCTCAAAAGGCAAATCTATCTTATATTCGCCACCATCGTATTCAAATAGTTCGCTACTATTTCCATAATCACGACCTCCTGTTATTTCTCTAAATGCGTTATTTGTTGCACATTCACTTTCTTGATATTTAAAGCTGATGTTTTTGTATAGCTTCAATCTATCAATCTTTGTACTCTTGATATCCGTATATTCAGTTATATCTACAACTGCTCCTTTTTGATACCAATCATCCAATGGCTCTATTTGATAAACGTCTTTTGAAGTACCGTAGCACGTTAAATTAAACATCTGCAAAATGCCTTTAAAGAAGTCAACTACTTTGATATTTGGCAAATAGTTTAGTACGCTAAATGCTTGTGATGTTGTAACTGAACTTAACGAACCAAAACCATTTTGTACAAGTAAGCTGCTGCTAGAAGACAATGAATATAAAGACCTTTGTAAATAGCTTATTTTTATAAGTTTACTTGTTGCCTCAGTAGTTCTTAAATAAAATTGATACTGTTGATTTGTTACTACATTGTCATTGTTAATCTGTATTTCAAAACTTGGTGTGTCATAAGTGCCAATTAATTGCCCGTTTCTGTATACATCAATGTATGGGATTATTCCTGTTACTGTTCCGGGATTAATAACATTCACCAAAATTAAATGATGACTATTTAAATAAACACCACCAGCGGTTACACTGGGAAACACCACACTTGGTAGAAAATTACTAATTGTTAACGTATCATTTGCTTCACTAAAAAAATCACTTGCTACTAAAGTTGTACTATTGTTAGTTGCAGTATCTGTAAATAAATTAGCAAATTCTACAAGTTGCGGCTTTGTATAAAATGTAAATGTTTCCGCGTTTTGACAATACAAAAATGCTCTTCTGAATCTTTCGTTGTTGAAAAATTGCCCATTAAATGTAATGCCATATAGTGCTTGTATTGAGCTAAATATTTGATAAAGTGCTATTGCTGGAAAAAGTTCGTTGTAAGCAATTGAACCGCTTCCTGTGTG